ACGGGGGGCAACGTATTGCTGGATCAATCCAATGCCCTGGGCGGATGGGTCGCGCAACGATTGCCGAACGACAACACCCAGTACGGAGATACGGATACATCCATCGCGTCGGCCACGAGTGGTCGTCTGAACTGTGCATTGGGCGGATATGCATTGTACAGTATTGGCCAAGGAACAGGGTCGTACAATGTGGCCGTCGGGTCTGCGATTCGGGCGGACGTTGTATCTGCGGCAGCGGGCACACTCGGACAGCTGAAAGCGGGCTCGTACAATACTGCGACGGGGTACGGCGCATTGAAATTGTTGTCGGGCGCGGCCAGTTACAATACCGCGACGGGAGCGTTTGCTTTGCCTTTAGCCGGTCCGGCGTCCCAATACAATACGGGTATTGGCTACAATGCCGGATACAATACCGCGACGACCCAATTCTCGGGAATCAATTCTTGTTTCCTGGGCGCAAATACGAGTTATACCACGGAAGGAGCGGCCGCGAATTACAGCACGGCGATCGGGTCCGGTGCGACGATGGATGCGTCTCACCAAATTGTGTTGGGGACGGCGGCGGAATATGTATACATTCCGGGCACTGCGGACGCCACGGATCCCAGCGTCGGCGGTGGACGTGGCGTCGGAACCTTGGTCGTGGCGGGTGGCGGCTACTTTGGGGGCAACCTCATTGCGCACGGAAATACGACGGTCTACGGAAACACGATGCTGTCCGGGAACCTGACGGTCTTTTCCAATACAATTGTCTATGGAAATACGATGTTGTACGGGAATTGCAGTATCGGAAATACGATTGTATCTGGCAATGCACTCGTGAACAATGTGGTCGTGGGAAATTTGGTGGTGAATTCGGTGGCGCGGTTTCGACAGGTGGTGTCCACATTATCAACTACCACATATAAGGTCATTCCTGAGAAAGGTATTTATGCATTTTACATGAATGTAAACGATTATGTCAACAGTTCGTCTCGGTGTTGGTTGGATGTACTATCCGTATCCTTGTCCGGAACCAACGTGTCTCTCTATGTCGACAACCTACCGACCACGATCAATACCAATTATTATCTGAGTCTGGTGATCAATGGGGCATCGGTTGTCAATACGTTGAACGTGCGGTTTGCCGGTGCGAGTACGTATCAACTCGCGACCTTGTATTGCGGTACTACGTCCATCGGATCCGTGTCGGTGACCGGTGCGTCGTACGTAGATCAACGCATTCATCTCGTGGTGGGTGCGACCGCGGGTACACTCGGTCTCACCTACACCAAGATCACCCCCTTGTATTAGTTTCCCCAAAAGGTCTACCGGTCTGCGACCTTTCGGCCCGATCGACTTTGGGTCTATTGGCGGAAGCGTAGCTGTAGCCAATGCTTTCAATGACCGAGTGCCCCAACAAAATATTTCATACATATATAGTATAATATACATGAAACGACCTATGAGAAAAGACGACGGCTGCTACCACATTGATGGTAAAACCTTCAAGGAATTGTTTGGTTCTCGTGTCCAGGTGTGGAACGGCAATGCGTACAAGACACTGGGCAATTTGACCAAGAGTCAGCTATTTTATAACAAGAATCATCGCATTGTATCCTTGAACAAACACAAGACGGCCAAGAAGGAATTGCGTTTGCAGAAACACGGGTATTTTAGCCGTAAAGGCAAGTTTGGGTATGTGAAGAAATCGGTCCATGGGTCGCGCAAGAACCGGTCGACCACGCGCAAGAACCGCAAGGCATAGATACCTTATGATTTTGCCTTGGAACATCGATAACAATATTCTATGATCTCTTGAAAACAATACCTTTCTGGTGGAGACGCCGAGACGATCGGTACTATTTCCCTTGCATTGGACACTGGATCTGGTTCAGATAGAGATTCTATGATAGGCGTACCTTCGACCAAGCTTGGCAAGTTTCCCGAAACAATCATTTTAGCTTCTCGAATGTATTCGTCCAATTCCGCCGGATCCCATAATGAGATTTCGCGGCTGTGTTCTTTGTGACCATGATCGATGATTCTCGGAGTATGGTTTGGATTCCATAGAGGCGGAACGGTCGGATGATCTAACGCGTCGGTATGTATCGGGAATTTAGCCGTATCCGAACTGTCCGTCATAGATTGTGTGCTGCTATTGGACGATTGTGTGCGAACCGAAAGACGGGCTGCCGTTGGTGGATGACACTCGGTGTCGTGATCGGTATCATTACATGTGATCATATAGCATGTACATAGAATACCCGGAAATGCCTGAAGATGGATACATCTCACATATACATTTGATACAATGGTAGGTACTGTCAACTACCATTGTAATTTAAATACTCGGAATGAATTCCCAATCCAAATCGTTGCACACTTTTTTCCAGATCTGATCCTGTTCCCGCTGTTTGTCCACGTCTTTCATCAGCACAATGTACGGCAAATACTGTTTCTGATCCAGCAAAACACACAACTGATACAACGTATAGGTATAATTGAAAAAATTGGTACGATTGGCCGGACAATGGGTCGCCCATGGTCCCTGAATCTCGATGAACAGAACACACAACGTTTCGTGCAATTCTTCGTTCATGATCGGCGGTTTGATCCCAAACAACGAATTGATGTATTGTATATGCTCAAAGTATTTGTTCAACCCCAGTTTTCGCAAGATATCGCGCATCTTGTCGTACGTCAACTGCGACAAATCGGTGATACGCTCCTTCTTGATACGCGCACGAATTCGGTCGATCACCTCTTCGGGAATCTGCGTGGTCTCCTTGGCTTGAAACTGCGACAAAATCTCTTTGAAATGATTGAGACGAATGTAGGCAGTGTACGAGACTTCGTTCGGTGGCTCCTTGTTCACCGGCTTGGCGCTGTCAATGATGTGCGTGACCAAATTCCCGCACTGGGGATTGTTGCAAATGAGGACACCCTCTTCGTCCTGTTGAATCATTTCCCCGTGCATACATAGATTGCATACGTCGGACGAGTAGACGTAGTCTTGTACATTGACGATTTCGTTGTTGACGTTTTTCCAATAGGTCTGAAACATGTGACGCGATTTGTTGTGTCTCGTATGTTCCAATGCGGTGGCGTCCGAGGTCTCTGTCGTGGGGAGAATGCGAAAGAAATTGTTCAGAATGTTCTTGTTCTGTTTGCCACCTCCCTCGGCAATGTCCTTTTTGTCTTCAAAGTATTGGAAAATGTATTTGGAATTGTCCAGGAGATAGGTTTTTCGCTTTTTTGACAAGACTCGTATTTGGGCCTTGATGAGTGCAATCTTGTCGGAAATGTCCATATATTCTTCCAAATTCTTGTTTCGAATACACGCCTTGGCTTTGATCCGGAGATCCTGGACGTCTTGATTCAATTGGGGAATCATTTCGGTCTCGATGCGATCAAACTCTTGCAACAATTGGGTATGTTTCTCGTCAATCGTATGGGCAATGGGCAATTTGGTGGTGGTGGACGTCGTGGACGCAGACGATTTCTTGGAAAGACCGGTACGGGAGTCCATGATTCATATAATATACCTTCTCTTGCATAGAACGTTTAGGCTGTTTTCGGTGAGATCCCACATGTTGTATACATCATACAACATACGTTTATGCGTCGATTTCCGCGGTCACGACTTTCCATTTGAACCCGTGATGGGCGGTTTGTTGGTTCGATGCGGCATAGAGGGATGCGCGCGACATTTGAAAGTGTTTTTGTACTTCCATGATTGACGGGAACGTTTTCACCACTTCGCCCGTCATCGGATGGAGTTGTTGTACCGTGGTGCCATTGGATTTGACATGCGGTTCCGGCAAGGCGTGGTCTTGTAGGTAGGCATCGCGCATTTCGGGGGAACATAGACGATACAATTGCCAATAATGTCCGGATGAGATGCTGTTCTTTTTGATGGCACGTGAAATGGTGGAAAATCCCGCCAGATTGCGCGCCATCGCGGCTTCTTTCTGCGAGGGAAATACCTCCAGAATGTGGGTTTGTTTGATGTCAATCATGGCAATGTACTCGATGGAGGACGTATTGGATACGACCGTGGGGAGCACGACCGGATCTTCGGTCGCATTACGGTCGACCAACATCCAACGGAATCCCTTGTATTCTTTGCAATGTTTGGCCGCCTCTTTCAATGCACATGCCGAGGAACTGTGGAAATGACGGACGAATGTGATGATACTGTCGTAGATTTGAATGAGATCCAATGTGATAGGATCGTATTGATATACCTTGGGTGACCGCACATTTTCACGGGTTTTGACGAATACACTGTTATTTGATGCGTCCATTGTGGCATACGTCGAATTGTCTATCGCAGATTCTTGAATTTGTATACCACTTTTTTGCAACTGTAATTGCAATTCAAGTTCGGTATTTCGACATTGTTGTCTTTGTAATAACAATTCTTCTTGTTTATATATAAGTTCTTCTTGTTGCATTTCAATCTCTTTTTGTTTTCGGCGGGAGTCCTCTTGTAGCAATCGCAATTCTTCTAATTGTATGTCTATTTTCGCATTGGCTTGTTTACACTTTTCTAATTCAATATGCTTATCTATGTCGAATTGTTCAGGTTCTTTTGCAGAAAAGTTTTTCATTTCTTGTTGCATCAATGTAACGATTTGTTTATAGTGGTCTTCATTTACCATAAATGTTTCACGAGTTTCGGTGTTATCGAGTTTCATTAATTTAAAACGGAACGGTTTTAACAGCTCATTGTTTCGTACCCAACTTTCAAACTGCACATGTTTTTCACAATCAAAAATGTTTAATAATACCGGTATCAACCCATAAGTAGTTGCTATACGTGCAAGACGTTCCTTAATATTTTGGGTTGATCCGATTTTGATGATAAACTGTCCATTCGCATCTTCTTCTCTCAATTTGCACACATATACTACATTCTTCTTATGACAAAACTGTAGTAGTGTATTGTGAATGTTTTTTTCTGATGTATTTTTTGAATGGGCCCGTATCAACTGGGATTCAATTTCGTGTTCTTCTCTCAGTCGAACAATGCCATTACGACGCAATTCTTGTATAACATTGGCCATCCACTTTTGAAATGTTCTGGCAATTGGTTTGTTGGATCTACCTAATATACGTAATAACCCTTTTTCTGTCAAAAATGAAACATTTTGTACTCCACCTGGTGTGCATGTTTCACGTGACACTTTTTCATCGCTATCAAAGGTAGATAGTACCTTATTAATATTTTTCATATCTAATAGTTTTCCAATTTGGTTTGCCTGAAACAGTGGATCATCCACCGTTCCTTGAATATTGACAGGGTACTCTTGATCGTTGAGGGAGAATGCTTTGAGAATGTCCATCGTATCGTATATACATTATACCGGGAATTCTTTATACTCTTTATGGACGTATAGCATTCACCTAAAGTAGATAGGGTTTCAACCGCGTATCTTTGCGTCGGTAAAGGCTATAACTTTCGGTTATAGGCTACTTTACCCACATAACAATGACCTAAAGTAAAGGGGTCACGTGAAAAGTGACCCCTTTCATACTCTATATCCACCAAAGGCTCTTTAAAAAATGAATAGCCTTTACCCCACTATATATTGATCTCCCCTACCCCCCTCCTCAAACAAAGGTATAGTGCGTACTTTAGGGACTTTGCCCCAAATTATTTTCTTTTTAGAGTCTATAAATCTAAGATGGCTGGTGGTCTTCTTCAACTTGTTGCCTATGGCGCCCAGGATGTGTTCCTCACAGGAACTCCTGAAATTACGTTCTGGAAGGTGTCGTACAGACGCCATACCAACTTTACCATGGAGTCCATCGAACAGACCTTCCAGGGTCAGGCTGATTTTGGTCGCCGTGTGACCTGCACGATCTCCCGTAATGGTGATCTTTGCTACCGCACCTACCTGCAGGTGACTCTCCCCGAGATCAACCAGCAGATGGTGCCCTCCAACGGCACTGGCAACGACGGTGTTTATGCCCGGTGGTTGGACTTTATCGGTGAGCAGTTGATCTCTCAGGTCGAGATTGAGATTGGTGGCCAGCGCATTGATCGCCAGTACGGCGACTGGATGCATATCTGGAACCAGCTCACCATGTCTGCCGAGCAACAGCGCGGGTACTTCAAGATGATTGGTAACACTACCCAGCTTACCTACATCACGGACCCCCAGTTTGCGGCCATCAGTGGCCCCTGCGCCGCCTCCAGTGGCCCCTCCCAGGTGTGTGCCCCCCGCCAGGCCCTCCCCGAGACCACTCTCTACATCCCCTTGCTGTTCTGGTTTTGCCGCAACCCAGGGCTGGCGTTGCCCCTCATCGCTTTACAGTACCATGAGGTCAAGATCAACCTGGACATTCGCCCCATCGGCGAGTGTCTCTGGGCCGTCAAGTCCCTCAACCAGACGTCCGGTACCCAGTCGGTGCCCATCGCATACCAGCAGTCGTTGGTGGCCGCGTCTCTTTACGTCGACTATATCTTCCTTGATACCGACGAGCGCAGAAAGATGGCTCAGAGTCCTCATGAGTACCTAATTGAGCAGGTACAATTTACCGGCGATGAATCGGTAGGAAGTTCCTCGAACAAGATCAAGCTCAGCTTCAACCACCCTTGCAAGGAGCTCATCTGGGTCGTGCAGCCCGACGCCAACGTTGACTACTGCTCGTCCCTCGACGCCGCCAGCACCCTCTTCAAGACCCTCGGTGCCCAGCCCTTCAACTACACCGACGCCATCGATGCCTTGCCCAACGCCATCCACGCCTTCGGTGGTCCTTCCGAAGTGTCGGGCCCCAACAACTTCATCACCTCCAACGGTCTCTTCCAGATGCCCGGTGCCATTGACCACTCCTCCGCCACCACTGCCCAAGAATGGATGCCTACCTTGCCCGAGCAGCCCTTTGTCTCCCAGGATGGTGCTGCCCCCAGTGGTTCCTATGTGTCCGACGCCGGCACCTTTGTGCTCGCCGAGACCGCCTTGGACATGCATTGTTGGGGGGAGAACCCGGTCGTCACGGCCAAGCTCCAGCTCAACGGCCAGGACCGGTTCTCCGAACGCGAAGGCTCCTACTTCGACGTGGTCCAGCCTTACCAGCACCACACCCGCAACCCCGATTGCGGTATCAACGTGTATTCGTTCGCGTTGAGACCGGAGGAGCATCAACCATCAGGTTCCTGCAACTTCTCCCGCATTGATAACGCTGTCCTTCAGTTGGTGCTCTCCTCAGGCACCGTGGCCAGTGTTGCCACTGCCAAGGTCCGCGTCTATGCGGTTAACTATAACGTCCTCCGCGTCATGTCAGGAATGGCGGGAGTTGCTTTGACTGCAATCATCACATATATACAAATGGCCATTGTGATTGCGAATAGAGCAGAAAAACAACACGCCACAAACAAGCAGGCAATGTTTGTGGATAACTTCGGTTTGACTCCTGTGTGTATAGTCAGTTGTTAGTCAGGTGGAAACACTTGGCAAGATTACTTGTTGTTCGGGAAACCCCTTAGAGCCTCAACTACGAAGTAAGTATGGGAAACCTGCTTATGGCGGAGAATAGAACTCCGGTAACGTAATAATGTTGAGGATTGGGCAATCCGCATGGTAATAACCTAATGGCGCAATGCTAAGCCTATGGTTAGCCGTCAGAGACTGAACGGTAATCGCTCGATAATGAAGGTGTAAGCAACCTGAATCGGGTTAAGATACAGTCCATCCCCTTAGGGAAACTTAAGGGTAGTAGAGATTCAAATTAAGAACTGCCATCATAAGATATACCAAGTCAGATTCTATGTTACATTCCGGATCTGATATGTTTTCCATAACCTGGATAACATTATTTTTAAACCTATAAAAAATAAAAAATATAACTTTTTATAAACAAGTTATATTTACTACTAACACCATACATTCATATTATGGTTTGCTTACGGGTGGATGCGAGTTCATGTGCACGTTGTTGGATGAGTTCGGTGTTGGTACAACGTTCCACCAATTCATTCCGACGCTGCATTTTTCGTTCCATTCTTTCTTGTGATAGTTCATCTTTTGATTTTCGATTCGAAATAACTATATTTCGGGTTCCTGTTCCGATACAAGGATTTGTATTATAGTCATGATGGTGCAAGGCGTGGATGAACAAGTATTTTTCAATTAGGGCATCATAGGTATAGTCGCGTTTCATGTAATTGCATTCTGCACAGCAACTACGAATGTTTTCTATGGTATATCCCTGGGTATTGTCGTATCTGTCTATGCCATTGGTATGCGTATCTGATACGGTTTTTCCACATAGATAACATGGCTGTTGTGTGTAATGATCGTATTGTTCTATGGTGATTGCAAACTCTACGTCTTTCGTTTCGGCACGCGCTTTGTAAGCAGAATATGGAGTGCCTTTGTAATCGGAAAATAGCTGGGGATACTGTATGTCAGAATCGATGAATCCCAGAAATGACAATATATGCTCAATTCGCAGGACAAATACATCGACACTGAGCGATCCCTTGACATAGTTGCACATCTGGCAACAACTCACGCAATTTGTAGCGGTATATCCCTGTGCTGAATCCATCCGATCAATTCCGTTGAATCCACGTTCTTGTACGATACCACAGTAATGACATGCGATACTTACCAATTCCACAAATGATTCAAATGTAAATTCAAATACCAGATTCTTGGTATTGGCGCTGCATTGATAGGTGTAGTAATGTGTTTGTATGTTTTGTTTTTTCGATTCATTGGATTCATGTACCTTGGTTGGGTTGGCATCTCTCCATTTTTTCGTCTGGTCTGCATTTTGTTTTAAATATTCATCGACACCCAGCGTTTCCATCTTTTTTTTCCTGGAATTCATCCAATTTGTGGCGACTTTCTCATAATTATTCTCTCGCCACGCTTGTTTGACTGCTTTGCATTCGGGTTTGGCTTCGTTTTTTCGTGCGACTTCGTTGCGATGCTCCTTGTCGCGGTTGGCGTCCTGTTTCTTGTTATTGTCTCGACACGTTTGACATGTCTTGGTCCCCCCCCGAACTCCTTCAAACATAGATAATGGCAATACTTTGCAACACACTGTACAGGATTTTTCTATGGATGTATCAGAATCGACTGCAGCCGTTGCATGAGTCCGACGCTGTTTGTCCTTTGCTCGATCCTTGGCAAGGCAGGTTTCACATCGAGTCGTTTTGTGATTCAGCTCCAGTTCTTCGCGGCAACCGCGCACATAATTTACACACAATCGTTTGTTTCGCAATGCCACCTGTTCGACCAAGATACATATCTGATGTTTGAGACAGTAGTCATTTTCACTCGACTTTTTGGAGGCGCACTTTGCACTTTTGCACAATATGACGGTTTCTTTTACCGTTTCTCGGTGTAGTTTGGTTCGTTCGCGACAATTTGCGCATGTTTTTTCTTCACCCAAATCGTACATTTTGTTACATCCACTACACAAGGTACATCGGGACAGCATTTCGTCGGTATAATCTTGCAAGTATTGATGCAGCTTGCAACAACGGGTCTCACCCAGGGCCCGGTTGCGGCATGCGTTCTCGTTTCGATCTTTTCCAATACAGAACATGTTGTTGAAATTGAGTATATATCGTTGTATTTTTTACAAAAACGCCGTATCAATTTTATGAACAATGTCCATACACGGCCTTTCTTACAAATGACCTACGAGACTCCTTCGTCGTCTCTCCGGCATTTGACGCCTTTGCTACAGCTGCGCTTCCGCCAAGGCTTTCATTGTGCGAATGATTGTCGCATATTGCTTGTAGTATCAAAAAACGTTTATAATACACAAAACTGCTACATTCATGGAATTCGTAAAGATGAATGAACATATCATCCACAATTATGGCAAGGAATTCGCCATTTTACAGTGTCGATGATCGACATATATTGATTGCAATACAAAAAATTAATATGGACCCCAATCACATATTGATTGTAGTATCAAAAAGCCATATTGATACTCAACTTGGAGTAAAACCCTTGGGTTGCCTCACCAGGTGGTGAAGCAATGTGGGCAATACATCATTGCACTTCATTTATACAAAGAAAGAACAATATAAAGAGATCGTACGAATGATACCATACAAGGGCACAATGGACACTTCATTCAATATCGTTGGTATGATCGAGAACAACCCCCGCACAAAACTATCAGGTGATTATAGTCATAAATTGGTGTCTCGCATTCAAGAATGTTTTACAGACACTCAGCAAAAAATGTTTGTATCGTCGTTTTTTTGTTATATGAATTATAATTCGATCACAGATTTTGTCATTGACTTGGACAAAATATGGAAATGGCTGGGGTTTACACAAAAATTTTGTGCAAAACGGCTATTAGAGAAACACTTTGTACTCAATAAGGATTACAAATCGGCAATTCATGAAAACCAACAAGAAAATGTACGGGGGGGGCATAACAAAGAGACCATTACCATGACGATTCACACATTCAAACTATTTTGCATCAAGGCGGGTACAAGTAAAGCGAATGAAATACACGAATATTTTGTCAAATTGGAAGAACTCATCCATGAGAATGTATATGAAAAATGTGATACACTCAAACAGCAATTGTCTAATATCACAAATTCCATGCTCAATGATTCGTATGATGCAAAGATCATGCGTGAACAACTGCTATTACGTGAATTTGGTAGTATCGGATCTATGATCTATATCATCCGAGTCAAGACCTTTGATGATGGAAAATATGTGGTTAAAATCGGGGAAAGTCAAAAAGGTGTTAAAGGCCGATACTCGCAATGTAAAACCGGACATGGTGATGTTCTATTGTTGGATTGTTTTTCAGTGGTAAAATGTATTGATTTTGAACAAATGTTGCATTCACACAATCTGATACGGCCACATCGTGTCACCGATTTGCCAGGACACGAAACGGAGAGGGAACTGTTCATGATCAACAATGGATTGACGTACAAATCGTTACTGCATATTATTCAAAGCAATATCAAGCAATATGATTCATTAAATGACTCGGATATATCAAATATTATCACGGGAATTGATGATCTCAAACAGACCGTTCAAACACTGGTACAACAACAATCTATTTCTGGTATTGAACCCAAGGCCCGTACAAATACATCCATCCAAGCTTCCGCCACAAGCAGTGTATCGTTGGAACAACTCATGAACCGTATGGATCGTCTGGAATATCAGAATCAAGACATGATGCAAGCGTTACAAACAATCGTCGAAAAGATCGGGCATGTGCATACCACCGTACAACATACACGGACAACGACGGGATTCAATCAGCCATTGGCCACGCTCGGGCCGCGATTGCAACGTATCCATCCGGATACCCTCCAAATAGATAAGGTATATGAAACTGTCACCGAATGTATGCGCGAATACAATTTTCAGATCAAGCGACCCAGTCTGACCAAATCCATAGAACAAAATACGGTATATCACGGGTTTCGATGGGCATTGGTCGCACGTGATCAAGATCAGAATGTGGTTGTTGACGTCGCTCCCACACGCCCCACACGTATACAAATGGTAGGGTACATTGCCAAAATGAATCCGGAAAAAACGGAAATTTTGAATGTCTATCTCGACCGCAAAACTGCCGCAAAAAGCAATGGATACATCGCAAGTTCGGCTTTGGACAATCCGGTCAAACTTGGTACTGTCGCTCGTGGATTCGTATACGTACTTTATGAAAAATGTGGAGATGAACTCAAAAACGCATTTACGGAGCGTGCCATGGGTGGACGTCCCGTAGTATTGTATGTAGATGGTATTGGACAATATGATGGACATCAACAATTGGTACGCGAATTTTCATGCAAATACGAATGTGTGAAACAAATCGGCATCAGCGACAAGACCCTCACCAAATCCATAGAACGCAACGAACCCTATCACAATATGTATTACCGCCGTCTGGGCCAGCGAGTGAAAGCTCTCGACGATTAACTACAGTGTAAACGTATCGAGATATAATTTATTCGTATAAATGACAAATATATACGAATTCTATGATTTTACCGTCTACTTCGGCGAGTCATTTGATGCGATCCCGCAGTAAATTCGCCGATTTTACGGATCATGTCCGAATTCAGAATAGCGCCACGGGGATTCCGTTGCAATGTATCGCGAGAAACGCGTTCCATTCCCCGTTTCACCACGGCCCGTCCTAAACTGCGAGTGAGACTGCGGCGGATCTGTTTCGGTCGGGGATGAAATAGACCAAACACAATGGGATGGTTTTCTGTGGTTCGTTTCAATACGGTTTGCAAGGTGGGTACTTTCACCGTATGAACCCGTCCAAACTTGTCGTATGTGACCGAACTGGCGTCTTGCAACGAAAATTTGAAAAACGTATTACTGTACGTCGGCATGTTCTTTTTGCCGATGATCCCTTGTAAAATTGTATACCAATACCGCATCGAAACGGTTGTATCAAATACATCTCCGATTTGAATGTCCACCGATTTGTTTTTCAAATACATATCGATATCTATATCAAAGATTGCATTGGGATGATTATGGATAAAATGGTGGACATGCAATGCTTTGGCAGATTCATTCGCTCCGTCATCATCGAGTTCGGGTATTTCGACCAGTTCGTCTCGAAAAAAATCCGTGTTTATGTGAATGCTTACAGTGAGTAATTGTATCACTCCGTCTGCACCTACATCATAGTGTACTTCTGCAATGTATCTATGTTGTCTTGTCATGTTGGTGGACTCCATGTGATGTATGTATAATAGTATAGTATATATGAATACATTAGAGCGGAAAGACGTCTATGGTGAGGTCTTTACGCCCGATGTACTCATCGACGAATTGTTGGACCAAATACCTGCCAAGAGATGGAAAGACCCCACTGCCCAATGGCTGGATCCGTGTGCAGGAAAAGGCCAGTTTTTGACCCGGGCCTTGCCGCGGCTCATGGACGCGCTCGTCTCCGCATTTCCGAATCCGGTCCAACGCAAGAAACATATTTTGACACAGATGTGGACCCTGATTGAACTCAATCCGGTCAATGTCCGCGCCATTCGCCGCGAATTCGGACCCCACGTCCGGGTCCACTGTGCCGATTTTCTTGCGTGGAAACATACAGATACCACATTTGATGTCATTTTAGCCAATCCCCCCTACCAAGTGCCTAAAACAGAATCGTATCACGGATCCTACGCGGGACACACACTGTGGGACAAATTCATTGTACACAGTCTTGAATATTCGCACGAATCCACGTACTTGGGATTCATTACGCCGGCCGCGTGGCGGCGACCGGGCCATCCCCTCTATGACAGCATGAAACAACATCTCGCATATTTGCACATTTACAGCAAAAACGCGGGCAGAGAATACTTTGGGGTACAATCCAGGTTCGACGTCTATGTTCTATGCACCGATTCCCCACAACATAAATCATATCCCCGGATCATCGACGAACTGGGGGTCCAACATACCGACATTCGGGTCCAGTCGTGGCCATTTATCCCCAATTACGCCTTTCGCGAGATCCGGTCGCTGCTGTTGCCGGTATCCGCGCCCCGACAACCCGTCATCTACCACGCGTCCTTGTACGATTCCCGCAAATTGCACGCGACTCGGACCCAGCGATTTCACTACCCCGTGGTGCATACCCTGACCCAAGAAGGGATCGGACTTCGCTACGCCGCTACCCGCGATGCCCGGCACATGGGGGTGCCCAAGGTCATTTTGAATTTCAACGAGAAACAGTATCCGGTCAACGATTACGAGGGAACCTACGGCATGTCGCAATTGTCGTTTGGTCTGCCCATCGAGAGTCGCGCCCAAGGAGATCGTATTGTGGCGTGCATCCAGTCTCCCAGATTCCAGCGCATCTTGCAAGCGACCAAATGGGGGGCGTACCAAACAGATTATCGTATGTTTGAACATTTTCGACTGAACTTTTGCGATCATCGCCGCCGTGTCACCAAAAAAAAGCGTGTATAGGTATCGATCCATAGACCATCAAACTGTATAATGATAATACAAGTAGACAAGTAATGTATTTTGTGATAACAATCATTGCAGCAATATCAATGATCGTACCACCTTTCCGCGCATATAGGTTGTTTCCCGGAGAGAATCGTAGGGAAACCTGTCAAAGTCTACGTTACAATTTTGGGTGGTCGACAAAGTCGACCACTCACATAGCCTGTGGCACTCCGACTTTTCCTGGGAAGCCCAGTCGCATCCCTATACTGTTGTTTCCTGGATTGGGTGCATCACGACTCGTCTCTGTTGCCAATGGGGCAAACATTTTTCCTCCTTCTATGACCGATTATTTGCTCCAATATTCTACGTGGAAGCACCGTATCATGCATGACGACAAGTCGTCATTGCGGACACTACCGTTCGGCGATCCAGCTTCTTTGGATCTTCAAATGACCTACGTGCCTCCTTCTCACGAAGTAACGGCTCTCCGGCATTTGACGCCTTTGCTACAGCTTTGCTTCCGCCAAGGCTTGCAATCTGCGTCACACGTCTTGGTTGATGCCAACAAATACGATCATATGTTGAAGGATCCGACCGTCCATGCCATGCCGTATGATTTTCGTCGCATGGACGAAGAGCCGTATCTTCATACGTTGTTTCGCGACATCAAATCGTACATAGAATCGTTCCAGCAGCCCATTGCGGTCGTCACCCATAGCACTGGTGGTCTGCTCTTTCACTGGTTTGCGCACAACCAGACCCCCGAATGGCGAGCCCAGTGGATACAAACGGTCATCAATGTGAACGTCCCGTTTGCGGGGACAATGACCGTATTAGAGAATTGCGTGTTTCGAGATACGAGTTTGATTCGCATCGTCGGCTCTGACGTATTCCGTTCGTTAGGTGCGACTGTCATCAATATGCCCAATCCGAGATATATTCCACACATACTGAATGTAAACGGCGAATGGGTCGAAGACTATTTAGAATATTTAGGACTGGATGATATCAAACGGCGATGGAATCAACCCCATATACAGGCAATGATTGACTCTTTTTCCCATCCGACATTCATTGACACTCATATTGTGACGTCTTCTTCGTCCGATCGGACCGTATCGGGGATTCGTGTGGACATATCGAAAAAATTACACACACGAATCTATGGTGACGGTGATGGGGTCGTATCCATCGAGAGTTTGATGGTGCCCCAGTCTTGGACACCGAGTGCTAACATTGCATTTCATCATCTACCCGATATGGGACATTCGGGGATGTTTCAAAACCACCGGTTCATGACCAACTGTTTGTAGTCACGGTCGGGGCGCATCTCGCGCGCCAAGGGTA